AGTCAATAGTTTACGTATGAGATATATCTATATCCTACTTAATCCAGAAAGTAAAGTTGATGATTTTATTGATAATGTAGCTCTTATGACATATGGTGATGATAATATAATGTCAGTACATAAGAAATGTGATTGGTTTAACCATACCACAATATCTAAAAAATTTGCTGAATTAGATATAGTCTATACGATGGCAGATAAAGAGGCTGAAAGCGTTCCATTTATACATATAGATGATGCTTCCTTTTTAAAAAGGAAATGGAGATATGATGAAGATATGAAATGTATGTTAGCCCCGTTAGATCATGAGTCCATAGAGAAAATGCTTATGGTTTGGGTTAAATCCAAATCTGTAACTGAGGAGTATCAAGGAGTATCTGTTTTATGTACAGCCCTACAGGAATATTTCTTCTACGGAAAATCAATTTTCAATGAAAAAAGACCTATGCTAGTCAATCTAGTTAAAAAATTAGGTTGGTCAGATTATGTTAATGCGGAAACATTCCCTACATATGAAGATTTAGTTGCAAGATTCATAAATAGCTCTAGTAAATGTAAATCATTCGAAGAGTGTTATGAAGTGTAACTTTTATGTTGAGAAGTTTTTATTTATTTTTAAACTCGTTAAACTGATGAAGCATATCGTCCTTGCTTTATCTATTATATAAAAATATCAAACTCACAAGCGAAGCGCTTGTGTTCACGCGGATGTGCTTTTATAATGCGTTCACACATAATCGTAGTGTGAGTAAAAGTACTGAGACTGATGATAGTAAGTCTACTTTTTAGTGGTAAAGGCGTGAAACTATTTGTTCATGACGTTATGGGTAATTTTCCAATTTTAGAAGTTTTAACTGCATTTTCACAAAAGGCAGTACAATGTGTATTTAATAGCAATTGTTGCTATGATGAAAAAATAGTTTTAGATGATTGTACTATAAACAATCTCAAACCTCAATCTGGTATAGAAACAGATCCGGTATCGGAAACTTCAAATGCACAGGAACAGAATGTAGGTTTTTCAGATTTACCTAACAATGTAATTAGTAGTATTCCTCATCCTATGGAATATGTTAAGGTTGATAAATCAGTCAATGTTGAATTGGGTGATTTTCTCAAGAGACCAGTTAGAATATATACAAAGAATTGGGCCATAGGAAATACAATTGATGTAGCAACTTCATCTTTTAATCCTTGGTTTGAATATTTTAATAAACCATCTATTAAAAAGAAATTGGATAATTATTATATGGTTAGATGTAATTTACATCTTAAAATTGTAGTTAATGCTTCTCCATTTTATTATGGTTGTGTTTTAGCTGCATATCAACCTCTTATAAATTTTAATCCTGCGCCAGTTGTTGTGGATGCTACTAGAAATGAAAATGTATCTTTATCTCAACGACCTCATATATACATATATCCTCAAAATTCACAAGGTGGTGAAATGGTTTTACCTTTTTTGTATCATAAAAATTGGCTTGATGCTACATCAGCTTCAACTATGACTAATATGGGTCAGATAGATTTATCAAGTTTTGGACCATTGAAAAATGCTAATGGTTTAACTTCAGATTCAATAGATATAGTTGTTTATGCATGGGCTGAAGGTTTAGAAGTTTCAGGACCTACTATAAAATTAGCTTTACAATCAGGTAAACAAAAAATGAAGAAGAAAGATGAATATTCTCATGAAGGGACTGTATCTAAACCTGCTTCTGCAATAGCTAGAGCAGCAGGCCATTTATCTATGATTCCTGTGATAGGTCCATTTGCAACTGCTACATCCTATGCTGCTGATGCTATAGCAGATATTGCTTCATTATTTGGTTATACAGATGTTCCTGTTATTGACGATGTTTGTTCTTACAGACCAAAAGCTTATCCTAATTTAGCAGCAACAGATATTGGTACTACAGTTGAGAAATTAACTTTAGATTCAAAAAATGAATTAACTATAGATCCAAAAATAGCAGGTGCTGATGTTGATGATGAATTAATGATCAAAAATTTTACCTCAAGAGAATCCTTCATTTTTAGTTCTACCTGGGCTGCCTCTGATACCATAGGTACTGGATTATTTTTTTCAAAGGTTACACCCCAATTACGTAGAAGTGTTACAAATTCTAATGGTTGGATTATTTGGTCTACTCCTATGGATCATGTTATGCGGTGTTTTAGTTATTGGCGAGGAGATATTATTTATAGATTTAAATTTATTTGTTCACAATATCATCGTGGAAGGGTTCAAATTAATTGGGATCCTATAGGATCTATAGGAACATCTGGTGATTATACTACTGAAACATATACTCGAATTGTAGATATTTCTGAAGAAAATGATGTTGAATTTTGTGTACCATATATACAACCAACTTCTTATCTCAGATATACAACTGATCCTGGAGAACAGGTTTCTAAAACTAATACTTCAACTGCTGGGGTAGGTGCTCATTTTAATGGTATTTTAACAGTACGAGTTCTAAATGAACAAACAAGTCCAGTAACTAGTGCTGATATAGATGTGCTTGTTTTTGTGAGAGGTTCCGATAATTTAGAATTTGCTGCACCTAGACAAATATCTAGTAAATACTCACCATATGCTGCCCAAAGTGGAGTAGTTTTTGACCAAGATGTTAATCAGTATGATATGGGTATTCAACCATCACAAGTGGATGATAATTTGAATCTAGTTTATATGGGTGAAACTTGTGTTTCTTTACGTCAATTAATGAGACGGTCCTGCGCTTATAAGCGTTTAAATCCAGGAAATAATACATCAAGTGAGTTTTTTACAACTTATAGATTCAGATTGGGTAGATCGCCTCAATATCCTGGATTTGATCCAGCTGGATTTGATAC